AATAATTCCACCATTCAGTTATGAAGCTCATCAGCGCTCTCCATTTCCTGCTTGCGGCCGAGAAGTTTCTTCTGCCGAATGAACTGTGAAATCACCGCGGCAGCCATCAGTGTTGAGCCAATGACGCTTTGCAGGTTCGCCGGCAGGATAGCTTTGATATCTGGAGGCAACACGTTCCATGCAGAGATGAATGAATCAGGGAGTAGCGCAGCCGATGCTGACAATGCCGCGCCTGCCGTACCCAGCCATACAGACCACGCCTTGAATAGCAGTTTTGCATGGGCGACAAACTCCAGACTGGTGTATTTACGGATAAGCAACACGACAACCACGGCAGCCACGATGGCAAGGAGCCAGATGAGGAAGGTCATATCAGCCCCTTGTAGATGTCGTAGGTACCTGTGCGCATAACTTCTGCATGACGACGGGCGCGTGCTGATGTCTGACGGGCCCAGTCGCTGTCTAGCATCTCTTTCGCTGCGCTAATGAAGTCAGCGTTAGAAACGAAAATTAGCGTCTTGCGGAATTTGGCGAGCCCATCTGTGCCAAGCTGAAAAGCCATCGATGTGAGGACATCTTGTCGCGCAGGATTGCATTGCTTCAGAGCATTAGCGATTAGCGTGATGCGTGACATTTCAGCCTGCTTTGAGGTAACCATCACATCCTTCCACACATCACCGACTGCTCGAGGCACTGTGAAGGTGTAATTTGCGAGGCTAGCCCCTTTGGGCCCGATTTTAATGCCGCCGGCAACAGTCGGATAACCGAGGGTGTCCAGGTAGGGGTTTTCTCGATAGCCCTCTTCGTAATTGAGGATCGGGATAATCTGACTCATTTCTTCTCGTCCTCTGTCACGACCTGCTTAACCTTGTCCGCTGTCTTTGTTGCTGTACGATCGGGCACTGCATCTAACTTCTTCTGAAGCTCTTCAACCTGACCGGCAATCTTCGCTACCTTTGCGTCCCGGCGTTCTGCTACTTTCCGATAGTCATCACGGATGCTTTCAATTCGCTCGTTAGCATCGTTGTTGACGTATACAAAGATGATTGTCATCACGATGCACAGAACGCTAAGCAGCAGCATTAGCGAGCCGAGAATGATGTTTCGTTTGTGTTTATGTTTTTCGTTACTGGCTACTACCATCGCTGCCATCCTCTAAGCTGGAGATCAGCCTGGTAACTTCGCTCCTGAATTTCTCATTTCCGGCCGCGCTGGTAGCGTCTGACATTGCGAGAAGAATGCTTAGCGCGTTCTTGATTAGTCGCAGGTCAGTCTCGAGCGAAGATATGCGGCGCATGTTTCGGTCGTGCCGGTCACGGAGGTCGTCGTTTTCCTGACGTAGCAGGTTGTTGCTTTCCTTCAGCAGAAGGACCTGCTCTTTGTAGCCAGTAATAACTTCGCCGCCTGCCTTACTGTTCGTGACGATAGCCGCGATTCCAGCAATCAGGGGCTTCCAGAAGAGAGCCACCGCACCACCACCTAATAGCAGCGCGCCGATACTTGTAATTAAACTTCCGTCATTCATGCCTCACCTCTCGGTGACGACAATGATGTTTTATTCGCCATGGCCGTCTCCGGCGTCGTCCGGAGGTATCCGGCAAATTGCTGTAAAGAAAATGCGCTACGCCACCAGGGTGAAATCACTATTTGGTGTTGAATGGCGCGCGCAAAAGAAAAAGGCCAGCTCTTTGGCTGACCTTTGTAATTTGGTTATGTTGGTTGTGGCGTCGGGTGCTTATTCCCGATGGTGTGATCAACAGAAGCCAGTATTCACCACAACGGTAAGAGCACTGCGGCGGAATCGAACCGCATCTGCTTAAGCCGCATTTCCCAGATATGCTACTTACAGTGCTCTTGCCTGTTGTGCAGATATAAAAAAGCCCCGCTGGCTGGTGAGGCCGCAGGGCTCTTTCGGAATCCACAAGATTTTTGCAACTGACCTGAATTTAGTGCCGTAGCATTCTTAAGAACACTTACGGCAGATTACTTGAATATCATTGCTCAATTGCTCAAACTTGTCAACACGTTCTACGCCACCTTCTGCAATTTAACTACACGTTTGCGATCGTTAAACGCTTTTAGCAGCGGACCATACAGAAGATAGAGACTGGCATTCAGGATTTCGTCCACCTCTCGCCGGCACGTAGCCATTGATGGGCGTCTAATCTTCCCTTCTGCCGACCCTGACATTTTGCGGGGACTTGCGACCTTATGGTAGTAGGATGCAATGGCGTGCTTGGAAGAGCCATGCGCAAAGTAACTTAGCAGGATGCCAAATGCTTTTTTGTCGATGAACATGACGGAATCCACGACCTGAGAAATCAAGAGTCCGTCATCATCGTTACACATCGGCCGCGAAGGATAGCTTTGAGGTTCAACAGTAGCCATATACTGCGCTATGACACTGCTCTGGCGCTTTTCTAACCTTCCTGAATAAACCCATGCGCCCCACAGTTCCAGCCAGCTATTCAGCCAGTCGTGTTGCTCTTTCGTAAGGTTAAGCTCGCGTACCGACATATTGGCCTCCCAGCATTTTCGCCATGCGTTTTATGATCCGATAATCGACTGCAAAGCCGCCTTCGCGTTTGTAGATACGCAGCTTCTGCCATTTCTCTCTGAGGTATTCGTTCATGCTGCTTCCCTCTGCTTAACCAATGCGCGCAGCAAAGCCCTGTAACGCGCTCTGATGGCGTCCAGTTCTTCTCTGGTGTATCGGTGAGGTTCGTTGTTGGATTCGAGCGCTAAGACGCGCTGAAGGCCGATTTTGGTGATGAGGTTGATGCGGTAAGGACCAATCGCGCCGGAGTGATGCACGTTGCAGGCTGCACACTGGCTGTGGACATTGTCCTCGTTGAAACGTAACTGCGAAGCCGATGCCGTTGTCCTGTAGTGCCCGGCGTGGTAGCTGACCGCCGTTGTGCTGCCGCAGCTGATGCAGATGTCCCCGTCCCGCGCTCGTATGTAGTCGTTGAATGCCCGCTGGGTCATGCTTATCCAGTGGCTTAACGGCTTTACATCGGCTTTGCGTTTGTTCCATGCAGCGCGCTGCTCTTTCTCCTGGCGCTTTTGTTTGCGCTCGGATAGCTGATTAGCGAGTTGGATGGCACATTTGGGAGAACAGACGGTTTGCAGGCTATTGCGGGGGATGAACTTCTCAGGACAGCATTTGCATTTCTTTGGCTTGGGCGGCTTCGGCGTGATGCCTTTAGCCATCATTCTCTCCTGTCATTCTGAAGTTTGGGTCTAGCAGCAGCCACAGGTCGAGGCATGAGGTACAGGCGTAGACTTCGGTATCCAGCAGCTGAGAACCGCACCCAGCGCACGCAGAAGCAGATGGCTCGCCAGCGCCAGTAGGCGGATTTGATTGGCTGGTCTCTTTCATGGTCTTCCCATTTCATATCGCACTCGCACGCCTCACATGCGATGCCGTAGTGATGTTTGTCTTCAGAGGTGAGGATGGTGTAGCAGCGGTGGCAGCGTTCCTTCATGAATCCCTCCTGATAACCCTGAGATAGGCCTTGCCGCGAGGACGGACTCGCTTGCGGATTCGCTCATCCAGCGCTCTAAGAAACGGCCTCAGCTGATTTCGGTACGGCCTGTTTTTTATATTGCGGGCGTATGCGTAATGCTGACGGTCAACCTCACGGTTATGCAGGTGATAGAGGTAATAAATCTCCGTTCCCTTCATCTAGTCTTCCTCATTCTGTCAGCCACAGCCCGGCGCAACCTTGCAACGTAGTTGCAGGTCGTTACTTCGGATTCAGTAGGGATTTTGTGGCGGCGGCGTTTCTGGCGGGGATACTTCAGTTTGGCGTGTTCACAGGCTAAGAAGGTGATGCTAATTTGCCGGCGCATGTCCACCTCTCGCAGCTTTCAGTAACTGGTCCAGCTGATACACCTGGCTCTTGCGCTTGCAGGTCGTAACGACATTGCGACGAGCAGCCTGCTCTTCCGCTTCGTAGCGCGTTCCCCAGCGCGGATATTTGCTGGCGAGGCGATACTCATAACCGTTGGTTCCGTAATTCTTCCTGCGGTGCGTAATGCCGTATTTGTACGCATGGTGTGTTGTATGCATGATGCACTTATCGCTTACTCCGAGACTGGCGAAGTAGATTTTGATTTCGCTGGTTTTCAGTGAACCTTCTTTCGCCAGAAGCTCACGAAGCATTTCGACTCTTGCCGCTAAACCCATTGGTTCTTTCATGCTGCTCTCCCGAATCTCTGAGCCCACTCGGCAGCGCGCGCGGATTCATCGCTGAACCGGACATTCTGCTCTGCACCGAAGGCGTGAATAATAGTGATGAGGTCGCGCATCTCGCTGACGCGCATCTTGCTGGTTGACTGCCCGAGAATGACAAAGCCGCCGTTTATGCCGGGTACTGTCTCCTGCTGCTTCAGGGCAGCGCTGAAAACGTGCTTCCAGCTCTCCGCGTCCATCTTTCGCCCGTACCACACCACCTGTTGCGAAACGTCATGCAAGCAGGCCCAAAGCATGCGGTTTTGCGCAAGGCTGCGGGTGTCTTCCTGAATGGTTATTTGCAGAGGTCGGTCGGTATCGGTGGGTAGTTGCTGGATGGCGGTAATGCAGTTCTGTTTGACGCTGCTGTTACGAAGCAGGTAGGTCTTTTTCTCCATCGCGCTTGTCTCTCTTCAGTGCGTCGCTGAGTAGCTTCCTGATGCCCGCAGGCATGCACATCGAGTTCGGATAGCGATTGACGAAGCGACTGATGTCACTTGCCAGCTTATCCAGCTCGGTGTCGGGTATGAGGTGCTCAGGACGTTTTAAGGGGATTACGTTGTTCATCGCCACCACCATTCGATGCAAAGATGCCCTAACCAGATTGATCGCATCGGGCCATCAATCCACGCTTTGAAATATTTCCACTTGGATTTCTTCTGCCAGCTGATGCCTAGCCACCAACCGCCATGTCTGCCCGGAATTGGGATTTTCATGCTTCCTCCTTCTTGCTGGCTAACGCTGCCTGCCATGCCATCCAGAAGCCGTATTTGATATGTGGCACTGCTTCTGTATATTTGGAAGATTCGAGGTGTTTGTATTCAGACTCAAACCAGCATTCAAACTTCTTCCGCTCCAGATCATCTTTGTCGCTCATGCTTCCTCTCCTCGCTCGCGTTCCTGCTGTACAACCCGATAGGCGATGATGTCGTAACACTGCCCTTGATGCTTCCAGTCGTAATATTTAGCCTTTTCCAGCGTGTCCGAGACATCGCCGTCACGAAACTTAGCCTGAACTTTATTAAATGGCGCTACCGGGCATGCACCACCACCCCACTCAATCCAGCCATCATCTCCCTTCTCCTGCTGCTCCAGTACAGGGAGTGCAATCTCAAGGGCGACTCGTGACGCTTGCCATGCTTGCCACATTTTTGCGACTACAGGGTTCTTGTATTCTCCACACCTCTCACCGCGAGCCCACTTGTCGAGTTCAGACCTCTGCGACCTTGCCCATTCTTCAAACTGCTCTTTGCTGCTCATTTTTCCATGCTCCGGTAATAGTCATCGGCAGCTGCGTCTGCTACTGCCTGCAGCTCTGAGTTTTCAATCTGCTCTTCCAGCTCAGTAACGCGCGCTTCTGCAGCAACCATCCGGTCGAGCGCTTCAAGGAAGCGTGCATGCGCCAGGCTTATTGAGCCCTGCGCTTTCTCATAACGGAGAGCCTTGATCCAGTCAGCTACTTGCTTATCGGTTAGCTTGTTCATTGACTACTCCCGAATTAATAGGCCTTACGGTTTGCATGGTGCGCAGCTGGTGCAAGATGATCTCATTCCCTTTGCATATGCAGCGATTGCAGATTGCCACCTCTGCCGGGCCAGCAATGATTGTTTCGACATCGTCTTGAGATTCTCCGCAGAAATCGCAATGCCACCTGTTTGTTTCTTTGCTTTTCAAAATCCACCTCCCCGCTTCTTGCCGCCTTTGTCGGAACGCGAATCGCGCTCTACCCGGGCTGCCTGTTGGTCCATATCGTAGATAGCGCCGTTTTTCTGCAGGCAGAATACGGTGCCGGTTTCGCCGTGGCGGTTGAGTCGAAGAAGCAGCTCTGTTTCGCCGGCCGGAACGCTCTCGTCGTAATGGCCTTCACGATGAATGCCCACCCAATAGTCGCAGTCCTGCTCAATCTGGCCTGTGTCGCGTGAATCGCTCGGTAGCGGACGTTTGTTGACGCGTTTCTCAAGCTCACGGTTAAGCTGTGTCAGCAACACAACGACGCAGCCAAGCTCTTTGGCGAGGTTCTTCAGACCTTTCGTGATGAGCCCGTAAGCGAGGTCGTTACGATCGGCTTTCTCGGCGGTCATCAGCGTGAGGTAATCGACCAGCACCATGCCTACCTCTCCCTTCTGGCGCTTCACCTTGCGGCATTCTGCAACGATGTGAGCCAGTGACAGGCCCGGCGTGTCGTCGATGTACAGAAGGTCAGATTCGCGCAGGCGGTTAGCGGTTTTGATGGCCTTGTCGAAATCGCCGTCATAGTCGCCCTGGTATGTGTCGTCGGCGTCGTCAGTGGCGGGCATGTAGAAAATGCTCGGATTAACGCCTGACTTCTGCCCTACCAGCTTCTCCAGAATCTGGTCGGCCGGCATCTCAAGGCTGAACATCAGCGCAGGCTTCTGCTCGCGGATAGCGCAGTTGATTGCCATCTGGCCGTAGAGCGTGGTTTTACCCATCTTCGGACGCGCGCCAATGACGAACAGCGAACCTTTGACCAGGCCTTTCGGGGCCAGCATGCGGTCCAGTGACGGGATGCCGGTGCTCATGCCGCGCTGCTCACCGTTTGGATCGAAACGCTTCTCGAGGTCGGCTACCCAGCTATCCATGACATCGCCGAATGAGCGCAGGCCTCGGCGGTTGCCCGTCTTGGCGTAGTCGCTGATTTGCGTTGTCAGAGCTGAGATAGATTCCAGCTTCTCGACGGCCGTCATGCTGTTGCGGCTGTAGAGCATCTCGGTCGCTTCGTTCAGCTTGGAGATGGCGTAGCGCTCCATCGCTTTGTCACGAACTACCGCGGCGTAGTGAACGAGGTTTGCGACTGACGGTGTGTTCTTCGTCAGCTCAGCCAGGTAGCTGAATCCGCCGTACTGCTTGTCGCTAGTCTCTAGTACGTCTGACAGGGTCAGCGGGTCGATCGGCTTGTTGTGCGCCAGCAAGTCTTTAATCGCGGTGAAGATAACCGCATGCGCAGCCGAGAAGAAACTTTCCGGCTTGAGCATCGCCATAACCTTCAGCGTTCTCTCGTCGCCGCCATCAAGCATCAGGCCACCCAGTACAGCTTGCTCAGCGTCGAGACTGTGCGGAGGCATCAGAATATCACTCACAGGCTTCCCTCCCGTGTTTTGGTCAGCGTGTCGCTGTTAAGCAGGTAATCGAACGATGCGCGCCAGCCTCGGCTGTTGTCGCCAAAGTAAAACGGGTTGGCTGTGTTCATGAAGGCGTGGAAGTAATTACTCGCGGCTTCGACGGTTGGCTCTTTCAGCTCTCCAAGCAGGCGCTTAATTGCGGTGCGTCGCTTAGGGTTGAGCCTTTCAGCGTTAGGCAGTCTGTCGCCGGCAGCTTCGTTGTATGCGTCGAGTACTGCCTGATAGGGAACTGAAGACCCTTTCTTGCGAGGCGACTGGTCATCGTCAGATGACATATCATTATCGTTAGATAATGATTTATTAGTTATATTGTTAGTTGTGGGAATCTTCTGGGAATCTTCTGGGACAACCACCTCTGGAAGCCGCGCCACAGCTGCCTTTGGTCTGGGAATCTTCTGGGAATCTTCTGGGACAATTTCGCCCTGGTATTCAGCGTATTTTGAGATGGTAATTACGGTGAATTTTCCCGGTGAAGCTGTCTCAATCATACCCAGCTTTTTGAACTTCTTCAGCAGGTACTGAATGCGGTTTGGCTCGATTCCTGTTTCTGTTGCCAGCGTGTTCCGGCCGGTAATGAACTGGCCGCGCTGCAGCTGAATAATTCCATATTCTGTCTTCACAGCTGCCTCTGTGTAGTTGGCTGACATAATCAGGTGAACCCACAGATGAACAGCCTGAGAATCCTTTCTGTAGAACTCTGTCTCCTGTATTTTTCTGTGCAGCAAGGCAAACCCCTTACCGACCTCTCTCGGCGCTTCCTGAGGCGCTCTGGCCTCTCTCGCTTTAGCCAGGCTTCTTACGTTACTCATTTGCCCTTCTCCTTCGCTTTGGCCTCTTCCAGAATGTGCTTCAGCTTCTCAGCTACCGTCGGGTTAAAGCCTTTACAGAACTCGATGCGGGCAAGGTTTTTCTTCGTATCTGCCTGGTAAACCGTATGTTTCTTTGGCATAATTACTCCTGTGAATTGATCCAGTCATTTCGCATCAGGCCTCGAAGCTGTTAGCGCAGCTCGGGGCTTTTTCTTTGGTAAGCAACTGCTCTATGCGAAGCAGCCTTTGCGCTACTTCAGACTCCGGCGACACCACATCCAGATAAGCCAGAGCGAGGCTCATCATCTGGAAGAAGCTGTACTTCTGCATTCCAGAGCGTCGCTTCATGCGGCTAACAGCTGCATCATCCATGTCCAGAACCTTCGCCAGCGTTCCCTGCCCACGTTCAGCCAGCTTGTTCAGTAGCTGACTTTCAATCTCTCTCGCTTTTTTGCGATAGCTTGCAATTTCCATGACGTAAAATTCTCTTGTTGATTAATTAATTGCGTGACATTGCGGTGAGCAAGTCACTTGGATTGTTGCCTTGGTATTCCAAAGGCGGTCAGATTGATAAAGAGCGGTGTTGCTTATGCAGCCTTGCTAGGGTGCGGGAACAGCGTTGGCAAATCGGGACGAATTTGATGCGCCTTGATTTGCCCGTTTGTTGCTTTCACGAGAGAAGCAACGTTTTGCGGCGCTACCTTTGCCTTGTTATGCAGCCACTTCTGTACAGCTGCCTGGCTAACTCCGCACGCTTGGGCTAACTCCTTTTGCGTGCCAACAATGGCAATGGCAGTTTTAATAATCGGGTTCATAAAACCACCTCCGTTGTAATACAGGATTAAATATATAACTATGGTTGTTATTATGCAACCACTTTAGTTGTTTGACCGCGTATTACCACGGTTGTATTTTTGCGGCATGAAAATGACACTTGCTGAACGACTAAAGATCGCAATGCGCGATGCCAAAATGACTCAGGCGACACTTGCTGGGCGCATTGGCGTCTCGCAAGCGGCTATCCAAAAACTGACTTCTGGTAAGGCTAAGAGCTCTACCAAAATTGTAGAAATCGCCAGGGCGTTAGATGTAAGACCAGAGTGGCTTTCCGATGAGGTAGGCGATATGAAATCCTCTTTCCGAGCGAGCGAAATACCAGGCAGTTATGATGTTGTGTCTGTTGATCCATGGGACAGCACCACCCCTTTGCGATCTGACGAGGTCGAGGTACCGTATTACAAGGACATTGAGCTGGCTGCCGGAGACGGCAGCTTTGCGGAAGAGGACAATAACGGGTTTATGCTTCGATTCTCAAAATCAACATTGCGTAAGGTGGGCGCTGATACCAGCGGGGATGGTGTAATTTGCTTTCCTGCTTATGGCAACAGCATGGAGCCAATCATCCCTAGCGGAACGACAGTAGCTGTAGACTGCCACAACAAGAAGATTGTCGATGGTAAGCTTTACGCCATCAACCAAGATGGCTTAAAGCGAATAAAGCAACTGTACAGAAAGCCGGGCGGCATGATCGTTGTCAGGAGCTACAACCGTGACGAATATGCCGATGAAGAGATACCCGAGGCTAAAGTCGAGGTTATGGGCAGAGTCTTCTGGTGGTCAGTGCTAGACGTGTAACCCCTCCCAACCAACCCGCTACGGCGGGTTTTTTATTACCTTCGCAAAATATTCATAACTATTTTCCTTTCTAAAACAACCACAAAACAACCAATGCGGAATTAATTACAACCCTAGTTGTTGACATGATTACAACCATAGTTTTAAATAGACCCATCAGCAGGACGCACTACTCACCAGGACGGTGATGCTCTTTAACAATATGACCCTGTGAATACACAGGCCGAGGCGAGTGCTTCGGGATTGGATGAATGCGCAGGCTGATGCGCCGCCGCCGTGTAACCTAGCGGTCACTACGTGCCGGAGATCAGCACCGGCCATCCAATCACCCAA